TTTGTAGTTAACAGGATTAAGCAAGGTGGAGATATAGATCGTTGTATACACAGTTTGTGGAATAAGTTGTTAGTTAACACTCAAGGGAAGTTTTTAGATACATGGCGTAAAGTGGTGTTACCTAAGAAGTTTGGTGAAAGTCAGATGTTTGATGAGATTTTGAGTAAAGTTGATATTTTTAAGAAATTTGTTGTTAATGGTATGATGATTCAAGGTGGATTTGAAAAGATTAAATCTTGGATTGATGATGCTATTACGTCTTTGTTTGCTTTAGTTGGTGTTTCTGATTTTCCTACTTTTGTTAAAAATGCTTTTAAATGTTTTTTTTTAATTGTTGTTTTGTGGTTGATTATTAAAGCTTTGGGTTTAATGGGTTCTTTTATTTATAATTTTGTAGTGGATATAATTCGTTGGTTTTCTGGCAATGATTATAGTTTTGAGATGTACATGTCTCGAAATGAAAAATATGTTGCTGAGAGTCAAATGGATTGGTCTACGGCAGGATCTTTAATTTCTTTAGTGGTTTTAGGTTTTACTGGTGAGAAGATGAATTTGAGTCAAAAGATAACAGCTTCGAGAGGAATAGGATCTTTTATACAACCTTTAATAGATTGTGGAAAAGATATTATTAATTTTGTTGCTAAGTCTCTTGGTTATAAAGAGTTGCTTTTTGGTGATGGTGAATTGTTGGATATATCTACTGTTGTTAATGCGTGTATGGAGTTTATATCGCGTGAACATGTGGAAGACTTGGTTGCAACTGATAAAGATGTTACAGCTCAGTGTTTGGATTTATATCGAGAATTAGTTAATGTACAGTTGATTATTTCTCGATTGAAAACAGCATTGCCGTCTGGTTTGTCTCAGAATTTGACTCAAGTAAAATTGAGGATGAGTTCTTTATTTCATACAGCTTTAACTTCTTCAACGTTAATTCATAAGCGAACTGTACCAATTTGGGTCGCTTTGAGTGGACCTCCTGAACAAGGGAAGTCTGTAATTATGGAGTATGTGTTAGGTGGTTTACATCACAAAATACGTACTTCTAAGTTAGCGTGTAAAGAACGCCAAGTTTTTAAGGTTCCTTATTCAGCTGAAATGAAATTTCCTCGATCTTCAGGAGATCCTTATTGGGAAGGATATCATCAACAGTGGGCGACCACTTTTAATGAAATTTTTGCTAATAAGCGAGTTGAGGCTAGGGAAGTTACAGCAGTTGAGTTGTTGCGATCTGTGGATAATGTGGCTTTTATGCTGAATATGGCGTTTGGGGATAAAGGAACTAAGTACTTTACCTCAGACGTTGTGGTTACAACTTCTAATGAATGTGATTTTACAAATGTTGGTTTAACCGAACCAACCGCTTTATATAGACGTGTTCATTTTCCCTTTACAGTTACGAAAAATCAAGATTTAATTTTAGATGTAAAGGATGGAAAGTCGTTTCCTACCAATTTGAACGATGCTTGGAATTTAACTTTAACTCATATTGATCCTTCTGTTAAGGAATGGAAAGGTTTGAGTAAATTTATGAAAGTTTGTGCAAGTTGTGGGAAATATAAGCATGATAAGTGCCACGAGGGCGACAAGCCTAAGTGTGATTTTGTTCAGCGTATGATTTTTGGTGTTCAGGAGTTGATTGAAGGAATGTTTTTGGAATATGAAGAACGTCAGACTCAAGGAAATTTAGCTCATAAACATACTGAGTTTGATTGGGGGAAAGTGTTTGGCGAAAGTCAAATGTTTTCTCCTGGATCGGATAAAGGTAAGGAAAAAGTTGAAGATCTTTTGGATGATGAAAGTAGTTTTGATGCTGAAGTATGGGATAATTATGTGAATAATGTTCTCGAAGCTGATCCCGTTCCTGTTGTTCCTATTTTACCCTGTACTTTGGTAGTTCCTACCGAAACTTATACGAGTGTTTATGATATAGTAGATGAAGAATTTCATGATGTTCAACCTATTGAAACGAAAGTTTCTTGGGGTGAATATATGAAATCTTTTGTTCCTGTGTTGTATAACACTGATAAGGCTCAAAAATATGTCAAAACAAGTAAGTTGAATAAGAAGCTTCTTGAAGTTGCTGAACAAGGCAATCTTAAGAAGAAGATTATTTTTAATGGAGCTATGTGGTGTGCAGGTTTTTTTGCTGGTTATGGTGTTACTTTTGGTTTAATTTGGGGTTTTCGTAAGTGTTATGAGTTGATTAGTGCTGGTTTGAGTGCAGTTTCGCCTCCTCGGTCCATTGAGGAGAGTGAATGGAAACCTTTAACTGAACAAACTATAGTTTGTCAATCAGATACTAGAAGATATGGTGATCGTATAGCGCGACCTAAGTATCTTCTTAAAGCTCATTCACAAATGCAGACTGTAAATATGTATAATAGATTTTTGAAGATTTTGGAAAACAGTCGTGTTTGTGAAATTTCGTCTTTGGATGGTGTTGTTATGACCACTCGAGCTTTTTTTTTGAGTGGTAATACTTGCGTTGTTCCTGGACATGCTTGGAGAGTTAAGACTCCATCTACTATAGCAATATATACAAAAGATGGAGTGACTGTGCAGGAAAAGGTTAGTGTTCGAGACTTAAATGTTTCTGATTTAAGTGGTGAACGCGATTTGGTTAAGTTAGTTTTTAAAATTCCTTTGCATGCACACAATTTGTTAGGTAGTTTGATGAGTTCTCCTCTCCCTTCTGGAAAGGATGTGGCTCGTTTATTTTCTGCAGTGGGTGATGATGGAAAAGAAGTTCCAGTTGTAGTCGATGGTTTGGATATAGAATATAAGACTGCTTCTATGGATGCTTTTTGTTCAGCTTCTGATGGGACGTCACATGTTGCAAGCATGCGCGGTTATTACCTTGCCAGAAATGGTAAAGGAATGGCTGGTATGTGTGCATTTCCGTATGTCTCATTGGATCCTAAACATCAAAATGAATGTCTTTTAGGTGTTCATGTTGCTCGTTGTGGTGAAGATTCTGTTATTTGTCCTCTTTTCAAGGACGATTTTATGGGAGTTTCTCAAATTTTTACTATGGATTCTTATATAGATCATTTTGATACTAGTGTAACTACAGTAGGACCTTTGGGCACGGAGCCGTACTTTGCTCCTGTTAAAGGCGTAGCTATACCTGTTCAAACTAATTTTGTTAAGAGTTCTATTTCTGAATTTCTTCCTCAGGAAACTTATGTGGTTGCTCCGGCTGTTTTGAAAAAAACAAATGGAGTTAGCCCATTACGTAACGCTCATGTTAAGTATGATAAGTTCCCTCCTTATTCTCGACCTAGAGAAGTTAAGGAAGCTATGGAAGAGGATGATTTTTGGAAAGGTTTTGTAGGTAGTGAAGGTTTTGTATGGAGTCTTTTAAATTTTGAGGAAGCTCTTTTTGGTGGGGAAGATAGTAATCACCTTGAAGCGTCTTCCTCTTCTGGTTTTCCTCATATTCTTGGAGACAAGAAGAAAAGGAGACAATTTTTTGATCCCTCTAATGGTTGGTATGATCCTGAACTTAAACTCATGGTGGAAACTCGGTTGAAATTAATGCGTTCTGGTGTTTATTTTAACCAAGTTGTCACTGATTGTTTGAAAGACGAATTACGACCTTTAGATAGAGTAGAAGCGTGTAAAACGCGTTTATTTAATGTTGGGGATTTAGTAACTTGTATAGTTACTAAAATGATTTTTGGAAAGTTTATTGCTTATACTAAAGCTCATCGTGCGCGCGGGAGTGTCGCTGTTGGTCATAATGTACATGATTTTGATTGGAAGTGGCTTCACTCGCATATGTTTAAGTTTGGTAGAAGTAAGGTTTTCGGAGGAGATATTGAGTCACAGGACTTTTCTACCGCAAGGTGGATGTTGTTATGTGCTCTCGAATTTTTTTCTGAAGTTTTTTGTTTAAAGGAAGGTTCTGAAGATTTTCATTTGGTAGCTAGTTGTCTTTATTCTGTTATGTCGACGGTTCATGTTTGTATGGGTGTTTCTTATCATACATGGAAAGGTAATTCGTCAGGAAACTGGCTAACTACTTTTTTGAATTGTTTGACTACTTGGGTTTACTTTAAAACTATTTTTTTTGTTCTTAAGAAAGAAAATGGTTTTGAAGGTAAATTTTTAGATTTTGTTAGTATGGGTATTTATGGTGATGATAATCAAGGTAGTACTACTCTTGATTGGTTTAATAATATTTCAATTTCTGTTCTTTTTAAGAAGTTGTTTAATGTTGGTTTTACTGATCCTGAGAAAGGACTTATTATTGATCCATGGTTACCTAAATCTAAACAAATTTTTTTATCTCGTAAGATGGTAGAAGATGGAGGATATGTTCGGGCCCCACTTCAGTTAGATTCTTTATTTGGTATGTTGCATTTTGTGCGTGCTAAAGACAATATCGAAGCTGAGGAAAAGCTTAAACAAAATATTTCCGTTTTTCAAATGGAAATGGTTCATTTTTTACCTGAAGAACGAGAACGTTTGTCGGAATTTGTGCGTTTAGCGTGTAGTCGAGCAGGTGTTAGTTATGATGAAAGCCGTGTGGCTTTGTGGCATAATTGGTATTTGCAAGGTTATGTGCCTGGCGCCATAGTCCGTTATGAGAGTTTTTAAAGTATTTTCCGTCCGTGGTCAGACGTAAAAGGAACCTCCTGTGTGATGTGATCTTTTTCAAGTGATGTTGGAAATTGCTGCACATGGGATTTTTGGTGGGTCACCACTGCTTTGTAGATAGTTTAACTCGGCTGCTCTACAGTATTTTTGAGTTACTGAACAAAAAGATGATTTAGTTTTAGGCGATGATCAAGATGTTGTGTTTTTAGAGAATAAAGGTAGACAATCTATGGGTTTAGCTTCTAAGATATCTCGTATATCTGAGGCTAAATTTGATAGGAATTTGTTTTATGGATTAAGTAATGATGGTCCATCGGCTATAGCTTGTAGAGAGTGGTTGATTGACACTGTACCTGTGTCTCCTTCTGTTTACGAGTTTGATCCGTTACAACAATTGTTTACTATTGATCAATTAACGCAATATTTTGCTGGTTTTAAATTTTTAAGGACAGATTTGTGTTTAAGATTAGTTTTAAACTCAAGTCCTACCTATTATGGTTTTTATTCTTTTTCGTGGGCTCCAGATATTGATGAGGGAGATACTCAATATGATTATGCGAATGCAGATCCAATCATAGTGAGTCTTTCTCAACAAGAACAGGTCGTTATCAATTTACCTTGGACAAATCAATTGGAAGCTTTGCCGTTACCTATAGCAGAGCAAACAATTTGGTATTGTCGTATAACAACCTGGGCTGTTGGCACTTTAGACACAGGTGCTACAGCTCCCACACTTTCAATTTACGCTTCCTTGAAAAATCCTAAGTTTCAAGGGGCGTTGTGTCAATCAGGTGCTCGAGTAGCATTGAAGGAACTTCAACGTGGTGAAGTTCAAGAAAATGCTGTTCCCTTACCTAAAGAGGAAGGTTTAACTGGAAAGGAAATTGTTCCATATCAGAAGCCGTCTTATAGAGAAGATTTAGCTTTAACTGTACCCGGTTTAAGTTTTGGGACTTTGTCCTCTTTTTCTCATATGGCTGCTGATATAATTCCTTCCGTTTTAGATTTTGGTGTTTCGTTAGCTTCTCCGGCTTCTGCTGCCCTTTATATGGCTGAAGTTGGTTATGACATTTTGACTTCTGCTTGGAATAAGTACATAGATTCCCCTGCAGAGGAGACCAAAATGGATGAAGCCCACGAAGAACCTGAGTCTGTACGTCCTCAGACTTTAGGAAATGTGGCAGGTTGTTTATATGGTCCTGTGTTAAATTTGGATAGTCATCGACCTCGTATGATTCCCCCTTATCATTTAGGAGATTCAAATTTTACACACGTTATAGCTGGCATAGTACGTACTCCTACTATGCGTCAGTTTTTAACTATGAACAACACTGTTGGCGCTTTTGTTCAAATACCCATTGAACCCTGGCGTGATACTACTAATAGACCCTCATATATGGATCATTTTGCAAATATCTTTAGATATTGGCGAGGTTCTATTAGACTAAAACTTATGTTTTTTACTTCCCCTTTGATTTCTGCACAATATAGAATTCATGTCGCTAATACTCTTGGTGACAATCCGGTGGAAGCTAATCTTTATTACTATTCGTACAAGAAGGTATTACAGATTAGAGGAGACACAAGTTTTGACTTTGTTATTCCGTATAACAATGTCAGGCCGTGGAGAACCGTGTTAAATGGAACTGCTTCTGTTGTTGGGGATTACGTTAATCGCATTTATCTCGAAACTTTGGTGGCTCCTACTACGGCTGGAGCTCAAGCCTCGCAGATATTTTGTTTACCCATAATTTCTGCTGGTGAAGATTTCCAGTTTAAATCACTTTGTTCTCCTATATGCTCCACGTATCCCAGTGGAGTGGCCGAAAGCCAAATGCATTTAAGAACAGAATGGAACAAATTAACTTTTGAGAATTTGTGTAATTCTAAGGAACCTTTTAAACGTCTTTATCCTGTACCCGAAGATTCTATGACGTGTGAAGAGGTTTGCTTGCGATTTAGTGATCGTGTTCCTTCTCCTTCTCCTGCTCCTATTGCGAATGTTGTGCCGCTTGTACTTAATGCGGCTTCTTCACAAGATAGTAGACAGATGGATAGTTTTGATTTTATTTGCAATACTTTTAGGTATGTTAGAGGTAGTTTTCGTGTTAAAATGAAAAATTCCGCTACATTAACTGGTTCTTTACCTATAGTTACCATGGAAAATGGTAAGGTCCGGCATTATAGCCCTACAGCAGGGTTTATTTATGCTCCGTTTGGTGATGGAATGGCTTCCAATTCATCTCCTTCAGACGGTGGTAACTATTGGATAGAATTTGAGGTACCATATTATAGTCCTTGGGATTGGTTATGCACCAGTAAGGCAGCGGCGTCGTGGATTACTAATGACGTAACTCCTTACTGGACTAATCTAACTCCCTCAGAGATATATGTTGCGGCAGGGCGAGATTTTCAATTAGCCTTTTTAATGCCCCCATGGAACGGTATGGGGTTTTATGCTGCTTTTGATACTTCTTCTATGCGTAGAACAGTTAAGC